CCCGCCAACCGCTGCCATCTGCGCCGCGCCTTGCACGGCGATCAGGTCGCCTTCTGAGGCTTTCAGGACGTTGCCGATCTCGGGCAGACGCGAGTCATAGATACCGCGCGCCTTGCACTGCTCGATGATCTTGTTGATCCGAGTCGAGATCTTCTCAAGCTCATCCGCCTGCGCCTTGTACAGGCGCCAGAGCGGGATCGGCAGCAGCGAGGAAGAATCCTCGACAAGTTGCAATGGCTCGGGGCACGGGAAGAAGCCTTCAAACTCAATCGGCGGTTCGCCCGACTCGTTGCCGATCGGGTAGATCAAGCCTTCGCGATAACCCTGCTGGAAGAAGCAGACGCGCTGCTCTTCCTTGTTCCAGATTTCCCAAAACTCGGCGGTCTTCTGGTCGTCGGACTCTTCCGGCTTGTCGCTGCTGCGATCCTTCTGCGCGTCGTCTTCGTCCTGGTCGTATTGCAGCGCGCCCGCAATCTCTTCGCCGAACCGCTCCGCGACATCTTCCTTCGTCAGCCGGCAGCGGAACGCGACCCACTGAACCTCATCCCATACGCGCCCGTAGCCACGGCGGAAGTCTTGCCAGTCGACGTGCTCGACGATCGCCTGCTCGTACTCAAGTTCCTCGGTGTTGCCCTCATGGGCTTCGTGCGTCGGCTCTTCCGCGCCCTCTTCGTGCGTCTCTTCCGTCACGCCCACTTGCGACAGGGACGGCACATAGCGAATGCGCGAGACACCACGACCGGGCAGCAGTGCATCGAGCACGCTGCGGCGCATGGCCCCGTCAAAGCGGTCCCCATCGAGCGCCACCTGAAGCGCACGCGAGGTCACCTCGGACACGATCTTGCCGACCGGGTCCGCATCCTTGAACCTGCGCCGCACGTCGGGGCGCGGCACGTCGGAATAGAGCGCCGGGCGCAGCGTTTCCGTGTTGCTCCAGAGGATGTTGAAGGCGTTCGCCTTCTTTTCCTCGGCGCGGTACATGCGGACGATCTTCTCGCCCTCTTGCCGCCACGCGTTTTCGCGCTTGTGCGCGCGCTCTAACTCACGCGCCCACTTGCGGTGTTCCTGTTGGGGGGTCACAGGCTAACGACTGTCTTGCAATTCTGCATTGCCATCGAGATGGCCTGCTTGGTCGGGGCAGAAAGCGCCGTTTGGCCTGCGTCGTTGGGGTGGATGCCGTCTCCAGAAATCAAGGCCGCTGCGGGCTCCCCTTGCCCGACTTTTGTTGCCCCGTCGTATGCGGGGCCATAGTCCAGCCAGGTATAGCCATCGGTCCCGGATTGAGTCGCCAGGGTCGCGTTAAGAGTGACCCTCTGCGAGTCCGTAGTCCCCCACGCCTTTGCGGCGTTTGTAACCGGGAACATAGACCCCAGCACTAGCGCCGTGCCGGATCGCGAAGTAAGTGATTGCAGAACGCCGCCAGTTCCTCGCCCCTCTTGCTGAACGCGAGATCCGAGCGACGTTCCAAAATTGTTTACGCTCGCGGATTGCGCCAAAAGAATGGAAGGAGTCAGTTCCGGGAGAAGAGATTGTGCGCGCTTGATAAGCTGAATCGTCGATGCGCCTGCGGCATTAAGCGAGCAGTATTCGACGGGCGTCGAAAGAGACGAAAGCGACACGCATGCTTTCCAAACAAAATTATTCGCCGGGTATGTTGCCCCTGCGGTGCCTTCGTATATTGAATCGCCAAGCGAAGTAACCGCCCAGCCCGCAGCCCGCGAGCGGTACTGAATCAAGATTGGCACGACCATCGGCTGCGTCGTGGCCGTCGTGAAGCTGTCTGGCGTCGTGACCCCGTCCACGTCCTGATTCCACACCCGATAAGCGCGGCCCCCGGTGTAAAGGTCGTCTCGCCCCGCAATCGCCCATGCGTTGTTTGACACGCCGGTATAAGCAAGCGTCATCGAGCCAGCCGCCACCGGGAAGAACATCCGAACATCAAGCACCGGAAGCGTGCCGCCGTCCGTGCGGTCCACGCTATAGATCGGCGCCCAATCTGACCACGTAAACGACGGGAGCAAATTAGTTGCGTCTACTGCGGCGGGCAGCGTTGCGCTAGAGGCCCCCGAGAACGTCAGGTTGCGCCACACTCCAGGCGATGCAGACACCGTTTCTGTAGGTGCCGGGCTTGCTGCGGTTAGTTGGCCCGTATTGTTTGCCGACGGCGCCACTGTGTTCCACGCACCGAGGGCGTTAGACACCCCCACCATTGCCAGCACGCTGGAAACGGCCGATGTGTGCATGTTGGGAATCGCAATACGAACCGCATCAAAATGCCCCGCCATCACAACGCGCTGATGCTGGCAAAGGCCGGTAACAAGCGCGCCACCCGTCCCGAAAGCGTTTGACGCGGCAGAAACTGCGTTGCTGCGCCCGGTAAGCGATCGGGTCAGGATGCGCGTATAAAATGGAAGAGCCGGAGAGTTTGCCAGCGCATTACTGCCAACAATCGGCAGCGACCCAATCGCGGACACCGGGACGGCTTGGGACGTAAAATTAACGGCGGTCATGTCTACCTCACTGAAGCGCGACGATCAGCGTCGCAGTCGTGTTTGTGGACATTACGCGGCCGCTATCGAGCGCGATCGGGACAATCGTCCCCGCCGCGACCCCGGTCAGCGTGACGGCCGTGGCCGTGCCGGAGGCGGCTACAGCGAGGTTGCCGACACCACCCACCCACAGCGCGCGACAGTTGACGAGCGTCGTATCGGACGGCGTTACCGCCGCACCCGGTTGATAGCCAAATTGCGTAGTCAGTTGCATCATTCACCCCGTAACCGGCGCGCGTTGCGCTCGATAAGCTCATTGATCGTTTGTTGCTGCGGCCAGCGCGGCCCGGGTTTCTCCGGCGCGTCTTTCACATACGGGCGGCTCATCAGCGCATAGCGAAATTCGTCCGGCGCGTGGTCTTCGCCATCGCTGTCCACGTCTTCCGGCCGTTTGTCGTCGTGTTGCAGGGCAGGCAGCGTGCGAATCAGGTGCACGCCGGTCGCAAAGATGTAGACCATCGGTCGGCCGTCGTCGTCGCCCTTGAGGCGCGCGCGCACTTGGTCCCAGCCGCCCATCGCGCCGAGTGTCCCGACGCGCTTGTTATCCGCAGGCCCGAAGTGCACGCCATGAACGCTCATGCGCTCGGCGATGCTCGGCCCGCCGTTCTCCGCATACGCTGCGGGGTCTATGACGCTGTAGGTGATGCGGTCGCCTTCCTCGCGCGCCTTGATGCCGAGCGCGACGTCGTCGGCCGTCATGCGCAAGCCCTTGTTAGGCTCGCCCGTGCTGCCGTACCACTCGCGGTATCGAATCAACGCACCGCGCGGATAGCGTGGGTCATCACCATCACTGACGGCGTACCAGCCAACGCTAAACGGCCGTGCTGAACCCCAATCCATCGCCCGGAAGCGCAGCCAATGCTCGGGGATCTCGTGCGGCTGGACGACGTGCCGAAAGCCGTCGAACTCGGGGAAGAACGCGCCCGCGATAACGTTCCAATCACCTTCCAGCCACGCGCGCACCAGCTCGGGCGAGCCAACCAAGTTCAGTCGGTCGGCATAGCTCGGGTCGTGCGAAAGGAGAATGCGGTTGTCCGACACCCGCGAGGGGATGTAGACGTATTTGTGCGACTGCACACCGTTGGGCAGCGTGCGCGTAATCGGCTGCATGCCGAGCGGCGCGGGGTCGATGTATCGATGCTTTATCCAGTGCTGCCCACTGCCGCCCGGGTTGGCGGTCAGGATCATCTGAATCGGCACGCCCGTCTTAGAGCGCAGCGCGCCGAACATCATGTCAATCGGCCGAGGGTCGGCATAGTTGCCAGCTTCCTCGACGGCGACATCGGAGAGGTTCTGACCCTGGTACTTGCCCGCGTCGGCCGTGGATTCGAGCGGACGGAACCTGACGCGCCCACCGTGCGGCATCACGAACGTCTTGCTTTGTTCCTTCCAGTCGGCCCCGCAGGGTAGGTAAATTTCCTTCGCGCGCTCGATCAAGTCATCGGCCTGCGGCATCTCCTGGCGGAAGAACACGGCATTGAAACCGCGCCCATAGCGCCGTTCCTTCAACGCAAACTTGCCGAGCACCCCGTCAGTCTTGCCACCGCCACGCGCCCCGCCGAACAGTATTTCGGACAGTGGGCAATCAATCAGCGCCTTCTGTGGCCCCTGCTGTGGTCGCCAGACGATTAACGGCGTATGAGGCGGTCCATTGCTCATCGGTCAGCGGGTTTTCGGAGACTTCGGCTTTGCGCACTGTTGCGTCAATGTCGAGTCGGTCTCCGTAGCGTTTGGGGTCGAGTTTCGATGCCGCCCACTTGCGGGCATCTACCTGCAAGCGTGCAAGCTGGGCGTCTTCTGCGTTGTCCGCAATGTCGAGGATCTCATCGGCCAGCACCTCGGCGCGTCGCTCTCTAGCGCGCGCGTACTGCTCGGAAAACTCAGCGCGATTGATTCGCCACTCGTTCACCGTGTCCGCATTCGGCATGTCCTCATCCCGGCACACGCTGCGCAGGCTGCGGCCGTCTGCCACACGTCGGCAGATTTCGACGGCCAGCTCAGGCGTGAACTTCGAGGGGCGTGCCATAGGCTCCAATGCAAAAAGCCCTCACGCGGAGGGCTTCAGGAAATTTTGGGCGAACGAGGCCCAACCGATTGCGAGCCTAACGGGTGTTTTGCGCCTTGTCAATACACAACCCCCCTGCGATTCAGTTCCACCGGCAACCGCTCCACCGCCTGCGCGTAGCACTCGGCCCGATCCATCCACTCCAGCACCCATTTCGACCCCAGCCACACGCTATGTACCGCAGCGCATGCCCCTGTCGGCAATGACCGGATGACCGCATCGACCGTGCGCGCTCTCTGCTGGTCTGCCCGCTCGCAAAGATCCTCGAAGCTCTCCGACGATCCACCAGAGCTAAAGATCGACACCCGCGATGGATAGCCCCTGCCAACCTTCTCGTGGCTCATCCAATCCGCCCATTCCGCGAGGATGCGGTCTAGCTGCGCGAGGTCGTTCGGTTTCATGCACTCTCCGCGATTGACTCCACCACCACCGATATCCCGCCACCCTCGACCGGACCCCCGAGGGTAATTCGCAGGTCTTCCACTTGCCGGTCGTTGTCGTAGGCGATCCCCTGCAATGCGTCCAGCAGAACCTTCACGCAGTTGTCGAGGTCAAGGCGCGTCTTTGATGCCTCGCCTTTCTTCGTCCGCTTCGGGTGCAGCGTTGCGCAGACTCTTATCGGCCCCGCTAGGCTGTCTGTAAGCCCCTCAGAGCGCGCGAAAGCACGCACAGCTACCCTATATCGTTCGGCCTCGCTCGAACGCACTGTGCGGCCTCTAAAGTGCCTCCAATAGCGATTACCGGATGGTGGGTAGGGCAGCATCATTCCGGCCGCTCGCTTTCGTCGGTCCCCGGCTCATAGAAAAACTCCCGGCAAGTACGAATTGCCCATTTTTCGTGGAATGTGCAAAACAACGCACCGCCGATGTGCCCGGCAGAGTGACGGCAGGACCAGCAGGACAGGCGCTTAGATGTCATACGGGAAATTCCCAACGCCATGAGGCACGCTCGCGCCCTTCTTCATCAGCCCAGTTACCAACCTCATATTCAGAATTCGCAGGTGCCGAACAAAAGCATCCGCGCGCCGGCCCCGGTAGTAACTCCGCATGCCATCGCTAACCGACTGATGCCAAGATGCCGCATTTGCTTTGCTTGCCCGACGTCGCCGATCCGTTTTTGTCATGCGCCGTTTAGTCATCAAAAGGAAAGCCAACGGCTACCCACGCAGATAAGCAAACCGCAAGCAGCGCATAGAAGGCGACTTCGGGGGACCGACTATCAAAGTCGTATCCGCCTACCCATGCGATGACGGCTACTACCGCCATCGACGCGACAAAAATCAACGCTCGCTTGATCATTCCATCTCCTCCAGGTATTCGACAAGCGGCGGCACTCTCAACCGCTCCGGATCGCATTGCAGCGCAGCCGCCATCGACGCAACGCGCTTTGCAGGCAGCGCCTCGCGCCCAAGCTCAAACGCACCGATCTGCGCGCGCGACGGATAGCCAACCAGCATCGCCACGTCGTGCTGCGACAGGTTGAGCGCAATGCGCCGCTGCTTGATTAACGCGCCCACCTCAGCGATCCGCGCTTTCCGAGCCTCGCGGGCCGGCGCTTGCGCCTCTCGACGCGCCCGAAGCTGTGCGTTCAGATTGGCGGCATTGGCCCGCTGCACGGCGAGCCAGTCCGCAGGCGACAGGCGCACGGGCTTTGCGGCCACTTTGCGCTTGCCCTGCGGCACGGGCGGCAGCTTCGGCATTAGCACCACCTTCGGCACTTCGACGGGCGCCGGCCATTGCAGCCGGTCCACGTCCACCAGATGACGCACGGTGCGCGGAGTGCCACGCAGCTTGGGCGGGAGGATTTCGCCGAGCAGTTCGGAGGCCGTAATCATGCCGCAACCCCCGGCACGTTCGGCGCCACGTGCTGCCTGTACAGCGCGATGATTTCGTTTTTCGTCTCGGCCGTCGGCGTGCGGTCGGCCTTGATCCACTTCTCGACCGTTCGCGGGACGACGTGCAGCCGGTGCGCAAGATCGCGCAGTCCGATCTTCTCCGCCAGCCGTTGCAGCAGCAGGTAGCTCGGCACGTGAGCCACTTGCAGCGCGTTCGCGGTCGGGTGCATGACTTGGCCGGTCATCGTGTGGATCGGCTGGGACACGGAAGACGCCAACGTGATGAACGTGATGCCGGCGTTCGGGTTGTGGTCCAGGCGGGCGGTTCTCATTTTCTGACTACCGCGTTAATCAATGCCGCGAGCAAGAAAATTCCGCAGTACCAAAGCATGGCCGCTTCGAAATCGTTCATCGCCATTCCCTCCGCTCAATTTTCCCGATTACCCACACCGCAACGAATGCACCAAGCATTCCGCCGATAAGCCCGCCGACCAGAATTGACACGATCGCGGAAATCATCGCGCATTCTCCCGCTCTTTCATCATGGCGTCCGCAATGGAATACGCATCTTTTGCCAATGCCTCCTGCCATGTGCCGCCCGCTGGAATCACCAGCCCAGCTTCCCAACACGTCCTAACCGCGTGCATCGCAAATTGATCGCGCATCGTCATCGCGCCTTGTTCGCTCGTCTCGTTGCTCATCGCGCCCCTCCCTGCCGAACGTACTGCACGACGCGGGACGGGTATTTGCCGCCATGCCATGCTTGGGCTTGGCGCACCTCCACCCGCGTTCCTCGATATTCAACCGGCAACCATCGGGGTGCTGTTCGCGTCCCCGCGT